GTTTCCGTGGCTAATCGGAAGAAACCCGCCCCGATCTACGGTCGGGTCCGGTCCGCGCTTGAGGTCACGATCACCGAGCTCGAGCGCCTCGGCCGTCTCACCCCTACCGACGCCGCCCGCGTCGAGATCGCCCGCACCCTCGCCGACGCCCTCGACCAGGAGCCGGCGTCCGCGATCTTGTGGCGCGAGTATCGTGCCGCCGAGAAACAACTACGAGAGGAGACCCATGAGCACAATGACCCTTTCGACCAACTCCTCGCGAGCCTGTCCACCGAGGTTCGGAACGAAAAGAAACCCGCGAAGGCGAAACCGCGGCCATGAGGTAGCGGCCATCGCCCAGGCGCTCGGGTTCGAGCTCATGCCCTGGCAACAGCTCGTGGCCGATGTCGCCACCGAGGAGCACCCGGACGGCCGCCCGGTCTACTCCCAGGTCACGGTCCAGGTCCCCCGGCAATGCGGCAAGACGACCCTCCTCCTCGCCCTCGAGATCCATCGCGCCCTCATGTACGGCGGCGCCCAGGCGATCGCGTACACCGCCCAGACCGGGATGGACGCCCGCCAGAAACTCATGCGGGACCAGGTCCCCATGATCGAAGGGTCGAGCGTCCGGTCGGCGCTCCGCCGCATCTACCGGGCGAACGGGACCGAGGCCGTCATCTTCCGAAACGGGTCCCGGATCGACCCGCTCCCGAACACTCCGAGCGCCGGCCACGGCCGCACCCTCGACCTCGCCATCATCGACGAGGCCCGCTTCGACGTCGACGACACCCGCGAAGCGGCGCTCCTCCCCGCAATGGTGACCCGCCCCCGCTCCCAGCTCTACGTCATCTCGACCGCTGGCGACGCGACCTCGGTCTACTTCCGGAAGAAAGTCGAGGACGGCCGGCGCCTCGTGACCGAGAAACGCCAGGAGGCCCGCGCCTTCTTCGACTGGTCCTACGACGGCGACGACATCGACGACCCGGCGGTCTGGTATCGGACGATCCCGGCGCTCGGGTACACGATCACCGAGGACGCCATCCGGTCCCGCCTCGAGACCGCTAGGGCGGAGGACAAGGAGAACACCTTCCGCCAGGAGTACCTCTGCCAATGGACCGTGGTCGAGTCCTCCGCCATCCCGGAGCGCTACCTCGTCCGCGTCCTCGACAAGGCCGCCGCCCCCACGGGGCGCCTCTGTTTCGGGATCGACGTCGCTCTCGACCGGTCCGCCGCCTCGATCGTCGTCGCCGACGACACCGGCCGGATAGAGCTCATCGAAGCGCGGGACGGCGTCGGCTGGGTCGTCGACCGCGCCCTCGACCTCTGGCGCCGCCACAAGGCTCCCCTGGTCGTCGACGGGTACTCGCCGGCAAACTCCCTCGTCGACCGTCTCGAGACCGGCGGGGTCCCGGTCGCCCGGTACACGCTCCGCGACATGACCGCCGCCACCGGTGCCCTCTACGACGCCATCCTCGAGGACACGGTCCGTATCCGCCCGTCCCCACATCTCGAGGCGGCGCTCCGTTCTGCCCGCAAGAAAACAGTCGCCGCCGGCTGGCTCTGGTCGAGGACCGACATCGACGTCGACATCTCGCCTCTCTTCGCGGCGACCCTCGCCTACTATCACGCCACGAACCGGCGACCACCCGAAACGAAGAGGAGCGCGATCTTCTAACCATGAAACACCTAGCCACTACCCTCCAGGTCATCGGGACTAGCATGGTGACCGTGAGTCTCCTACTCGTCGCGATCCCGCTCGGCCTCGCCTTCGCCGGCGTGAGCATGGTCGCATTCGGGATAGCCGCCGAGAGGTCCTAAATGCTCAACCGCCTCCTCCAACCGAAGAACGAGAACCGGGCCGCCTACGTCGACTCCCAGGGTCGCATCTCCCGGACATGGGTCGACACCTACGCCGGCGTCGTCGTCGACGTCGCCACCACCCTCGAAGTCCCGGCGATCTGGCGAGCGGTCACCATGATCTCCGACGACGTCGGCTCCCTCCCGATTCACGCCTACCGTGGCGAGCGCCGGCTCCGCCCGACGCCCCGCATCCTTGAGCGGCCGAACCCTTTCGAGACTCCGATGGAAACCTATTCGGCGATGGCGGCGGCGCTCCTCCTCCACGGGAACTACATCGCGCTCAAGGGTCCCGCCGGTCTGTCCGGGTATCCGGACTATCTCGTCCCCGTCGACCCGGCGAAGGTGTCCATCATCGCGAAGGATGGCCGGAAGTATTTCCGCATCGACGAGCGGACCTACAACGACGAGCAAGTGTTCCACATCAAGGGTTTCTCGTTGCCCGGTGAGATCGCCGGCGTCGGCATTGTCGCCGCCCAGCGCCAGGGCATCGGCGCCGCGATCGCGGTAATGGAGTACGCGGCCCGCTACTTCGACGGCGGCGCGATGCCGTCGTATGCGATCAAGTCGGAGAACCCGGACCTCACCCAGGAAGAGGCCGAGCTCCTCAAGCAGAAGTGGATGGAGCACTACGGCGGCCGGTCCCGTATCCCCGCGGTCCTCAACGCTTCGACCGACATCAAGGAACTGACCGCGAACGCGAACGACGCCCAACTTGTCGAGGCCCGGAACCAGTCCATCCTCGACGCCGCGAACATTGTCGGCGTACCAGGTGCCGCGGTCGGCGCCCCGAACACTTCCCGCACCTACACGAACACCGAACTCCAGGCCCTCGAATACATCAAGACCAGTCTCCGCCCGCTCACGACCCGCATCGAGCAAGCGATGAGCGACCTCATCCCGCGGGGCCAGACCGCCCGGTTCTCGTTCGACGCGATGCTCCGCGCCGACACCTTGACCCGCTACCAGGCGCACAAGATCGCCCTCGAGTCCGGGTTCCTGACCGTCGACGAGGTCCGCCAGATCGAGAACCGGGAACCCCTCGAGGACGACTCACCGGACATGGCCGGCGTCGACGACATGGAGAACGACATCGAGGACGACGCCCAACTCCCCGGAGATCCGACCGCGGAGGTCGGTCCCGCCTTCGATATGGAGGACATCAACGCATGAACCTAGAAACCCGCTCCTACGAACTCGACCTCGAGGTCCGGGCCGACACCGACGGCCGCACGATCTGTGGGATCTGTGTCCCGTATGACGTCGAGCAACGCATCCACCCGACCTTGACCGAAGTATTCCGTCGGGGTGCGTTCGCGAACGTGGCCCGCGCCGCGCACCGCGTCAAGCTCCTCGTCGGCCACGACGCCCAGGCGCTCCCGATCGGGAGAGCGACCCTTCTCCGCGAGGATGAGCGCGGCCTCTACGGCGAGTTCCGCGTGAGTAAGGGACAGAGGGGAGACGACATCCTCGAGCTCGTCCGCGACGGCGCCCTCTCCGAGATGTCGGTCGGGTTCCAACCCCTCAAGGACAAACGCCGCTCCGACGGCGTGATCGAGCGTCTCGCGGCGCACCTCGCCGAGGTTTCCCTCGTCACGTTCGGCGCGTACGGACAGGCCGCCTCCGTCGTCGGTGTCCGCGAAGAGTCCGCCACCCCAAACCTCGACGCCGTCCAGGATCTCCTCCGGGACATCCGCCGATGAAGTCCCGGAACTTCACCGTCACCTCGACCTCGTCCGAAGTGATCGCCGCCGAACCCTCAACCCGGCAGGTCTACCTCCACGTCCTCGGGAACGGCGTCGTCTACATCGGCGGCGCCGACGTCACCACGACGAACGGACTCCTCACCGAGAAGGCCGCCGCCCCGCAACCCCTCACGATCCCACCCGGCGAGAACCTGTTCGCCGTGACCGCGGTCGGTGTCACCGAGGAGCTCCGCGTCCTCGTCCAGGGCGACTAATGCCCTGGCACCTCGAGGACGACCACCCCGGATGCGACGGCGTCGCCGTCGTAAAGGACGAAGGGTCCGAGCTCGTCGGATGCCACCGCACCCGCACCCAGGCCCTCGCCCAACTCGCCGCCCTCAACATCGCCGAACCCCAAGAGGACCGCGCCGAAGGGTACGCCCCGTCCGACGGCATGGTCGAAGAGGCCGAACGTGGCCTCGCATGGCGCGACGAATACGGTCGCGGCGGGACCGAGATCGGCGTCGCCCGCGCCCGCGACATCGCGAACCGGCGCAACCTGTCCCTCGACACCGTCAACCGGATGGTCTCCTACTTCGCCCGCCACGAAGTCGACAAGGAAGGCCAGGGCTGGAGCCCCAGCCAGGACGGCTACCCGAGCGCCGGCCGTATCGCCTGGGCACTCTGGGGAGGCGACGCCGGCCGCACCTGGGCGGAGGCGATCGCGAACCAGAACCGGGAAGAGGTCCCTACCCCGAACCTCACCCTCGCCCGCGAGCTCCTCGTTGACCTTCACCGGTTGCGCTAGACTGACAGTCAGTCGGCACCCCACCGGCACCGGGTCGAGCACCCCGCACTAGCGGCACCCTCCCCGGTCGCGAGAGTGGCACCCCGTAGCCCACACCGACCACGACTACGGGAGAAACCCAACGTGAACACATTCCTCAACAACCTCCACGAGACCCGCTCCGCCAAGACCGGCCTCATCGACGCCACCCTCAACCGTGCCGCCGACGAGAACCGCGACATCACCGAGATCGAGCTCGCAAACATCCAGGCACTCAAGCTCGAGATCGAGAAGCTCGACGAGCGCATCGAGCAGATCACCGACCTCGAAGTCCGCAAGGCGAAGGCCGCTGAGCTCGCTGCGTCCGTGACCGGCGAGACCGAGACCCGCTCCGCCGCCCCGATCCGCGTCACCTACGAGGAGCCGACCTACCACGAGCGCGGCGCGAACTCCTTCATGCAGGACGCCATCGCCGCCGAGTTCGGCGGGTCCTACGAAGCCCGCGAGCGCATCCAGCGCTACCAGAACGAGGTCCGCCTCGAGAAGCGCGACAGCGGCTCGAGCAACTTCGCCGGCCTCGTCGTGCCTCAGTACCTCGTCAACCAGTTCGCACCGCTCCGCCGTGCGGGCCGCCCGTTCCTCGACATCTCAAACCGGCAGACGCTCCCCGCGTCCGGCATGACCGTGAACATCGGTCGCCTCACGACCGGCATCACGAGCTACGTCCAGGCGAGCGAGAACACCGCACCGACCGAGTCCAGCCCGGACGACACGCTCCTGACCGTCAACGTAAACACGGTCGCCTCCATGTGGGACCTGTCGAAGCAGGCCGCGCTCCGCGGCGTCGGCGTCGAGGACCAGCTCCTCGGCGACGCGATCCGCTCGTACCACACAAAGCTCGACGGCCTCGCGATCAACGGCTCCGGCTCGTCCGGTGAAGCCCGCGGCGTCCTGAACACGACCGGCATCAACGCCACGACCTACACGGACGCCTCCCCCACCTGGGCCGAGTTCTTCCCGAAGCTCGTCGAGGCCGTGCAGAACGTCAACTCGAACTTCTACTCGAGGCCGACCCACATCGTCGCGCACCCGAGCCTCGTCGGTTGCTGGCTCCGCGCCCTCGACACCACGAACCGCCCCATCTTCGGACCCACCTCCGGGAACCCGATGAACGCGGCCGCCGTGTACGACACCCCCGACTACCTCGGTGGCGGACTCCAGATCCTCGGCCTCCCGGTCGTCCAGGACGCGAACGTCCCGACCGACCTCGGCGCCGGCACGAACCAGACCGCCGTCATCATCGGTGACTTCCGCGAGTCCTACATCTGGGAAGAGAACGGCGGCGACCCCCTGTACGTCCGCTTCGAACAGCCCGACGGCAACATCGCCATCCGGACGGTCCTCTTCGGGTTCTCGGCGTACACCGCCGGCAAGTACCCGACCGCCTTCTCGGCGATCACCGGGACCGGCCTCATCACCTCCACCTGGGCCTAGCCACCACGGACAGCCGGGGCGACGCACAGCGCCCCGGCTAGCCGGCGCACAGCATGGACCGCGACCGCATCATCGCCGCACTCGAGCAGGAACTCGCCGCCTACCTCCGGCGGGGTCTCGCCGACCGTGCCGACCAGGTCCGCGAAGAGCTACGCCGGCTCGGTGGCTCGGTGCCCACGATCGCCGAGACTGTGCCCACCGAGTCGGCTAGCACCCCTGAGGAGCCCGCCACACGCGCCAGGAAGCCCCAGGAGCGCGTCCGGGACGCCGAAGGTATCAACACACCCCAACCCGCCAAGAAGCCCGCGAGGAGGCCGAAATGACCGTCACGAACGGGTACATCACCCTCGCGAACCTCAAGACCTACCTCAAGATCGACGACTCCGTCGACGACGTCCTCCTCGAGAAGATCATCGAGTCCGCCTCACGAAGCATTGACCGGATCGCGAACCGCCGGTTCTACCTCGACTCAACAGCGACGGCCCGCACCTACCGCCCGATCGGGAACCTCCGCGTCCAGGTCGACGATTTCGGCACCACCACCGGACTCGTCGTCAAGACCGACCCCGGCTCCACCGGTGTCTACGCGACGACCTTCACCCTGAACCAGGACTACATCGTCGAACCGACGAACGCCCTCGCCCTCGGCCGGCCGTTTACCACGATCACGATCGTGGGTCCGACCGCGTTCTCCCTCCCGGTGAACTACTGGCCCCAAGTCGAAGTGACCGCCAAGTGGGGATGGCCGACCGTCCCCGACGACGTCACCGAGGCGACCTACATCCTGTCCGCCGACCTCTACAAGAGGCGCGACTCGGTCGGCGGAGTCCTCGGCCTGTCCGAACTAGGCGCGATCCGCATGAGCCCCCTCGGCCGGGACATCGCCGCAATGGTCCGCGCCTACCGGCGCGAGTTCTTCGCATGACCCCGAACGGCGTCCGCGCCGGTCTCGGCACCGCCCTCGACACGATCACCGGGCTCCGCGTATTCGACTACGTCCCCGACTCTCTGTCCCCGCCGGCGGCCGTCGTCGAACCTCTCGAGGTTGACTACGACGAAGCAATGCGGCGCGGCCTCGACTTCTACCGCGCCTTCATCCTCATCATCGTCGGGAGGATGTCTGACCGGTCCAGCCAGGACCGCCTCGACGCCTACGTCGCCGGCTCCGGTGCGAGCTCAGTCAAGGCCGCACTCGAAACCGACCGCACCCTCGGCGGCGCCTGTTCGACTCTCCAGGTCACCTCGGCACGTCCCCGCGAGGTAGTAGTCTCTGGGGTGAACATGATCGCCTACCGTTTCGAGGTTTCCATCTATGGCTAACTACAAGGTCCTCGTCGAGAACTCGACCCTCGGTCCCGTCGGGTCCGTGGTGACCGAGGCCGACATCATCGCCGCGCCCGCCGACGTCGAGCTCCTCGTCGCCGCCGGGATCGTCGAGTCCACCACCACCAGCAAGAAAGACAAGGAGTAGGGCTATGGCCGTATTCGTTCTCACCGACGCGAGCGTCACGATCAACACGGTCGACCTCTCGTCCTACGTCACGAACGTGACATTCACCTACGAGGTCGACCAAGTGGAAGTGACGGCCATGAAAAACGGAACCGTCGGCCACATCTACACCGGCGGGATGCAGAACCTGTCGGTCGCGATCGAAATGAACCAGGACCTCGCCGCCGGGAAAGTGTTCGACACCCTCTGGTCCGCGGTCGGTTCCGGCTCGAACACTCTCGTTCTGAAGAGCCTCTCGACCGGTTCCCCGAACCCGACCCTCACGGTCTCGAACTCGTTCCTCCCGTCCGCCCCGATGATCCAGGGCGCCGTCGGAGATCTCGCCAAGACCAGCGTCACCTTCGTCGGTGGAACGGTCGTCAAGAGCTAACCCATGCCGATCAACGTCGCCGTCCAGCACAGGGACGGACAGACAGTCACCGCGACCGTCTGGCCGTCGACCGAGGTCGAGTTCGAGGACCACTTCGAGATCGTCTGGTCCGAAGCATTCCAGCGTGACCACGTCCCCCAGAAATACCTCTACTTCGTCGCCTACCACGCCGAGAAAGACGCCGGCAAGACCGGCCTCGACTTCCCGGAATGGCTCCGCACCGTCGCCTCCGTCTCCATCGCCGGCGAACCCGCGGACCCTTCCCCCCCGGTAGCACCACCTGGCTCATAGGTGCTCTCGCCGTAAGGACCGGGATCTCGCCACTAGAACTACTCAAGACCCCGCCCCGCATCCTCGCCGTCATGGTCGAACAGGTGTGGCCTCGGGCAGACATCAAGACAGGAGCGGACGCATGGCAGGGACTGGCGTCTACGGATTTCGGCTAGGCGACCAAGACGCCCCGATTCGTGCCGACATTGTCGGCCTCCGCGAAGTCCAGCGCGACCTCCGGAAACTCGGCGACGACACCAAGACCGAGATGAAGGACACGCACAAGGCGGCCGCCGAGGTCGTCGTCCTCGGCGCGAAGCGTCTCGTCCCGTACCGCACCGGCGCCCTCGCCAACTCGATCCGCGCCCTCGCCTCGAACACTTCCGGCCGGGTCCGCGCCGGCTCCGCCTCCGTGCCCTACGCCGGCCCGATCCACTTCGGATGGCCCGCCCGCCGTATCGCCCCCCAACCTTTCATCTACGACGCAATGGACCAGCGCGTCGACGAGATCCGCGGCCTCTACGACCAGCGCATCAACGAGCTCATCGAGAAGTACGACCTCTCCTCCGGGCAACCGGTGAAGCAAGCGCGAGCCGCCCGCGCCGCCGCCGGGAAGCGTGACACCGGCAGACAACCCGACGCCCTCCTCAAGGACGCCGCCGGGCGCATCATCGGCGGGGTCTACGACACCGACGTCGTCTACTTCTAGAATGGCGCTATGGCTCGCGGAATCTCTGTCGTAATCTCCGGGTCCGCGGCCCCGCTCCGCAAGGCGATCCGGGAGGCGACCGACAGCCTCGGCCGGATGAGCACCGGCGCAACGCTCGCGTTCGGTGCCGCCGCCACCGCGACGACCCTCTTCGCGAAGCAAGCGATCCAGGCCGCCGCCGACGACCAGAAACAGCAGGCGCTCCTCGCCCGCCAGCTCCAGGTCTCGACCGGCGCGACCCGCGCCCAGGTCGCCGCCGTCGAGGACTACATCGACGCCACCCAACGCTCCGTAGCGGTATCGGACACCGAGCTCCGCGCCGCGTACCAGTCCCTCGCCGTCTCCACGAAAGACCTCGCCACCTCCCAGGACCTCCTGAACGTCTCCATCGACGTCGCCGCCGCGACCGGGAAGTCGACCTCTAGCGTCGCCGAGGCCCTGGCCCGTGGGTACGCCGGCAACACACGCGCACTCGCCACCCTGTCCCCCGAGGTGAAGAAGGCGATCAAGGACGGCGCCACCTTCGCCGACGTTCTCGACATCCTCCGCCGAAACTTCGCCGGCGCCGGCGCCGAAGCGTCCCAGACGATGGCGGGCCAGCTCGCGATCCTGGGGAACACGGTCGACGAGGCGAAGGAGTCGATCGGTGCGGCCCTCCTCCCGGCGCTCCAGGCGATCATCCCGTATTTCGTGAACCTGGCGAACTTCGCCGGTCGTAACGCCGCGCTCCTCGGCACCCTCGGGACCGTTGTCGGAGTGTTCGCCGGTGGCATCCTGGCCGCTCGAGCGGCGCTCGCAGCGTGGCGCACGATTGCGGCGATCACCACGGCCGCGAACCTCGCTCTCGGGCTCTCGTTCTCCGCCGTCCAGATTGCGACCGGGGTCGGCATCGTGACCGCTCTTGCCGCTATCCCGGTGTACCTCAAGATGAAGGACACCTTCGACAAGCTCAAGACCTCGACCGGGGAATACAACGTGGCGCTGGGCGCCGTCATCACCTCCCAGAAACAACTAAACGACTACATGGGTCCCGTCCCGTCCCGCGACCTCGCCACCTTCCAGACGCATTACTCCGGGATAGCAGACGTCGCCCCGAAGGCCGCCGCCGGTGTCGACAAGGCGGCGAAAGCGTTCCAGACGATGAAGGACCGCCTCACATCCGCAAAGGACGCCCTCCGCCAGTACGTCGACGGCATCCGCGACACCATCGCCGGCTCCGTAAACCTGTCCAGCGCCCTCTCCGACGCCGACTCCCAGCAAGCCGCCGCGACTAAAGGTGTCGCCGACGCCCTCGAGGACCGTAAAAACGCCTACGAAGCCCTCAACCAGGCGCAACAGACCGACGACGTGAAAGCACTCGGCGACGCCCTAAAGCGCGTCGAGGACGCCGAGCGGCGCGTCACCGAGGCGCAAGCGGTGAAACCGAAGAGCTACACCGAACTATTCCGGGAACAAATCAACGCCGCGAAAGAGTTCGCCGGCAACATCAGGAACCTCATCGCCGCCGGTCTCGGCAAGGCGGGCCTCGCCCAGATCCTCAACCTCGGGCCGGTCGCCGGGAACGCCGTCGCGAAGGACCTCCTCTCCGGCACCGCTGGACTCACGATCGGGGAACTCAACACGAGCCTCTCGGACGTTGCCGCCGCCGGCTCCGCCGCCGGAATGGCCATACCGGGCTACACCCAGGCGCTCGGCGCGACCGTCGGCGGGACCGCCGCCGCCCCGACAATCATCATCCAGGCCGGCGTCGGTGACCCGGCCAGCATCGGGAAAGAGGTCGCCGCCGTCCTCAACTCTTACGGCGCCAAGACTGGCGGCGTCCCGATAACAGTCAAGCGCCCGAAGGCAACGCCCGCCCGGAAAGGGTCGAAGGTCGGGTAATGCCGAACCCTGTCACGAAGGTCGAGATCGCGTTCGCCGCCGGCCCGTATGTCGAGTCCCCCACCTGGACAGACGTCACGACCTACGTCCGCGCCTTCTCGGTGCGCCGCGGCCGCGCCTCCGAGGTAGAAAACTTCGAGGCCGGAACCGCGAACCTTGTCCTCGACAACCGCGACCGCCGGTTCGACCCGTTCTACACGAGCGGCCCCTACTACGGGAACCTCGTCCCCCGACGCCAGATCCGCATCTCCGGCACCGTCGGCGCCACCTCCTACGCGATCTTCCGCGGATACATCGACGGATGGCCGGTCACCCTCACCGACGCCGGCTACGACTCGACCGTCACCCTCTCTTGTTACGACATGCTCGGCCTCATCGCCGACGAAGAACTCCCGGACGACCTCTCCGACGCCTACATTCGGAGCCTTTCACCACGGCACTACTACCCGCTCGACGACCCGATCGACGGGCTCAGCCCGACGACCGTCGTCTGTAACGACGCCGGCTCCTTACCGCTCGACCTAAAGCCGGTCGTCACCTCGACCCAAAGCCGCTTCAGCAACCTCGAAGGGATGGCGCCCGCCCTCGCGAACACTTCCCTAAGCCTCAGCGACCCGGAATACGTCGACCTTCAGGGCTACAACTCGGGCATCGTCACGAGCCCCGCCGCGATGACCGTCGCCCTTTGGTGGATCCTGTCCCAGCCGACCCTCTCGACCCTCATCACCCAGGTCGTTAGTGGGTTCGTCGTTCAAGCGTCATACAACCTCTCAACCGCCACCCTCACGGTCGACATCACGAACGGCTCAACCGGAAACCGAAACGTTTACACCAAGACAACTTTCACCGTTGACACGACCATCCCCCACCACCTCGCGATCGTCGTCGCCGCGGGCGGCACCGCCACCGTCTACCTCGACGGCGTCGCCGTCTCGATGTCGGTCGCCGCGAGCTCCCTCATCGTCGACCGGTCCGAGAAGGTACTCCTCCGCGTCGGCCAATACCAGCAACTCGCCGTGATCCCGTCCGCCCTCACCCAGACCCAAGTCCAACAGCTCTACCTCCTCGGCAACTCGAAACTCCCCGAGGGAACGATCGCCCGCTTTCAGCGCATCGTCGGCTATACGAGCGTCCCCGCCGGTCTGACCGCCACACCGTCGACGACCTACGTCGCGAATCTCATGCAGATAGGCGCCGGCGGACCGCCCGTCACCCAGGAACTCCAAACCCTCGCCGACTCCGAAGGCGGCAACGTCTACGTCTCCAAGACCGGCGTCCTCACCCTCACCTCCCGCAACGCCATCTTCGAGGGTCGGAGCCTTACCTCCCAGGCCACATTTGGCGACACCGGGATTACCCTCGCCCCCGAGCTCGCCTACCGGGTCGACGCGGACACCATGCGAAACGACCTCGCCATCGGGTACTCCGGGGACGGAACGATCCAGATCACCGACGCGACCAGCGTCGCCGCCTACGGCACGAATGGCGGCTCCTGGAAAACCCAGCTCTCGACCGTGGACCAGGCCGAAACCCTCGGCAACCTTCTCGTCGGTTTCTCGAAGGAACCCACCCCGGTCCTCGACCCTGTCCGCGTGAACGTCGCGGACACCTCCGCCGGCTGGGACTCCGTCCTCGCCCTCGAACTCCTCGACCGGATTACCGTGAACGTGGTCCCCCGTGTCGGCTCCATGATCGTCCTCAAGCAGATCGTCCAGGCGATCGAGCACAACGTCACACCGGGAACGTGGCAGACCACGTTGACCGGTTCCACCCGCTTTACGAATCCGTTTATCATCGATGAGTCCCTCCTCGATGGGACGGACCTCCTCGCCTAGACTCGGAGCGACCCTATGCCTACACCGCCAGATTTCACCGCCGGCACCGCTCTCGCGGCCGCGTCGCTCAACAAGGTCGGCCTCTGGTACATCACGTCCGTGAACATGGGCGGCACCATCAACATCAACAACATCTTCTCGTCGGATTTCGACAACTACCGCCTAGTGTTCGAGAACCTCAGCCACTCAGGAGCACAAGGGGTCGGCGTTCGCCTACGCAAAGGGACGACGACGAACATCGCCAACTCATACAGCGCCGCCGGCATCTATCGCCTGTTCGCCGGCGGCGGCGGCGACAGCATTATAAACAACGTCAGCCTGTGGTACTGGTTCACGGTTTCGACTACGCCCATTTCGGCCGGCGTCATCGACATTTATGGGCCCGCATTGTCACGCTTTACTAACTTCACCCTTGACGGCGTGAACTTCGACGCGGCACAAGTTCTTGGCGGCGTTCATAAGGTCACAGATTCCTATGACGGACTCACGATCTATGACTGTAACGCCGGGAAATTAACGGTCTATGGGTATAACAATGGCTAGCGAAAACATTCCGCGGATTATTGACTTCGACGCCAAGACTGGCACCTATTCTGAGCGTGACATGACCCCCGAAGAAGTGGCCGCGCTTCCCGCAGTAACCGAACCACTCGAGCCCGAGTGATACGTCGACTCCTACCCCTGGTAGGAGTCCTCCTCGCGATCACGAGCACAGCGGCCCGCGCCGAGACTCCCGGCCTCGCCGCCACCGGCTACTCAACCGACCTCGCCGCCACCTGTTACGAGGGAACCTTCACGAACCTCGCCCGCAACTACGGCCAGGGCCCCCTCGAAACCTGCCCCGGAGACCGCGTCACCTTCACCCTCACCGGCTCCGTCTGGTCCCCGAACCCCGAGACGATCTGGTTCGCCGGCTCTGACGACGGGCTCCGCATCTGGCTAGACGGCGACCTCATCATCGACGACTGGTACCCGCGCTCCTGTTCCGGACGCACATTCACGCCGGCGCTCCCTACCGGGTGGCACGACATCCGGATCGAGTTCTTCGAGGACGGCGGCCACGCCTGCCTCTACGTCGGCCAGCTCCGCGAGAACATCTGGACATGGCTCGCCGAGGCGGACCTGGCAACCTCGGCGCCGGCACCACCGACAACCGAACCCGCCACAACGTCCACCGAATCGAGCACCACGTCCACAACCCCGCCAACGTCGACAGAACCGCCACAAACCAGCGTCTCCCCATCGTCGACCTATCTCGACAGCACGACGACGACGAACACGATCCAGACCGTCCAGACAACGACGACCGGGGTCCAGTCCACGACGACCTACCAGCCGGTCCCGAGCAGTAGCGCCCCGATCGACACCGCACCGAGCCCGACCAGCATCCAAGCACCCGAGACGACGTCGACCCTGTCGAGCACGACGAGCCTCGCGACGGTCCCGATCCCGAGCACCATTGTCAACGTGACTACCACGACATACACGCCGGCTACGGTACCCGAGGACCTCACCCCGGCGGAGGCATACCAGACCGTCCTCGACTCCGTCGACGAGCTCACCGCGGACACCGCCGGCGAAGTGTTCGCCGCCCTCGACGTCGAGAGCCTTACGATCGCCCAGGGTGACGCCCTCACCGCCGCCGTCCAGGACGCTCCCGTCGAGATTCGGGAACTCTTCGAGGAGAACGTCAACATCTTCGCCGGTGTCACCGACAACTACGTCCCGCTCGGCTCGACCGTCCCGGTCCGTACCCGCCGAATCATTATCATTACGACCGGGCTACTCGTGGCAATGCCCGCACCTTCCACGAGGAGACCCCGATGAGGTTCATAAACGAGAACATCTGGACATGGGCCGGCACCGGCCTCGCCCTCATCACCCTCTCGGGACCGACCCAGTCCCGCGCCCTACTCATCACCGGCGCCGCATTTCTCCTACAATGTGCCCTGGCGATCGTCCTAAAGAAAGACCCCCCGGAATGAGCCTCTCCATCATCAAGGACGTCCTCGGACGCATGATCGCCCTCTTCATCACGTCCGCCGCCGGCGTCGTCACCGGTGCCGCCGTGTTCGCCCCGGACGTCTCGGTCGCCACGTCATGCCTCCTCGCCGGCTCGGCCGCCGTGGTCCAGGTCCTCCAGAAGCTCGCCGCCGCCTCGATCGACGGGAACCTGACGAAGGACGAAATCGACGCCGCCTTCGGTATCAAGGCCGAAACCCGCGCCGCGCACGAGGACCGCAAGGTCCAGCAATGAGCAACACGAAACGGCCCTACACCGGGTTCGACAAGGTCGGGACTGCCACACACCCCGCCGCGAAGAAACTCGCCGACCTCCTCGGGAAGCGGTACGGGATGTCCTACATGGGTGGCCTCGTCGTCCGTGTCATGCGCTCCGCACCGGCCGCGATCCAGAAACTCGCCCCGACTGACCCGAAGGCCGCCCCGTACATGAGCGTCCACGCCACCGGCCGTGCCGTTGACGTCGGTCTGAACGACGCCGGCAAGCTCGCCGAGATCGCCGACTTCCTCGTCGCGAACGCCACCGAGCTCTACCTCGAGGAAGTCCACAACTACTCCTGGAAGGCCCCGGGCGCCAAGAAAGCATGGGGCCGCGGCTACCGATGCTCCCGCGCCGACAAGAACGCCGGCTGGGTCGCCTGGGACGCGAACAACAACGGCGGCACCCCCGGCGGGCTCTGGCTCCATTTCGAGGTCGCCCCAGGTGCCGACCCCGCGAAGCTGGAGGCCGCCTTCCGCGCCACCAAATAGATCTGGACCCTCGCAACGCTTCGACACGGTACGAGCGGTCCCGACCCGGTCTCCTCTCCGGGTCCGCGAGCCCGCCGGCATAGGCCCCCACGCCGCCGGCGGGCTCGCCCCTTTCTGGGATGCTTGACAACCCCGCCACACGGTCCGCATAATGAGAGAGCCGAGTCGAAGTCGGCCCTAACCAAGAGGAGAACCCAATGCGCCGCAAGCGTCCCCACCCATCCCCCGATCTCGTCGAGGTCAATACCGTCCTCCGACGCATGATCGACAAACTCGAACAGGCCAACCAGGACCTCGAGCTCCGCATCGCCCGCCTCGAGCGCGGCACGGAGCATCTCGCCGACAAGGTCTCGAAGTGCATTACCGCCGTCGCCAGCGTTGGCGAAAAGAGGTTTGTGCCCGTCCCAGCACGAAGCAATGAACCCGCGCCGGCATCTTCTACCGAACCGAAGCCGGCGAAGAAAGCCGCCAAACATAACGAGGTCTGGTCCCAGGACGACATCGCGCTCGTGTTCCTTATGAAGGAGAAGGGCGCCACCTACGCCCAGATCGGCGCGGTCGTGAACCGCTCCGGTGGCGCCGTCCAACAGCTCCTCGTCCGCTACCGCCGCGGCGAGAACATCGGCGGACCACGCCACCCCAAGACCGGAGGCTCTAAGTGACCACGCATCGCAACGCCGGCCTCGGGTTCGGCGACACCCCTAAAAGCCTCTTCGACGTCTACGGACGCCCCGACCCGACCACGATCTCCCGGCTCGAGAAGGCCGGCGGGGTCGTCCTGCATTACGTCGGCCACGCCGAGATCACCCGCATCCTTCTCGAGGTCGACCCTGCTTGGACGTGGGAACCCCTCGAGGTTGTCAACGGTCGCCCCGCGATCCACGTCCACAAGGGACACATTCCGCGCCGAGACCGTGAACCTCTCGAGGTTGACATGGCGACCATGTGGGGCCGCCTCACCCTCGAAGGAGTCACCAGGATCGCCGTCGGCTCCGTCGAGGCCCACAAACCCGACCTGGACAAGGAGCTCGTCTCGGACTTCCTCCGTAATGCGGCTATGAGGTTCGGGATCGCCCTCTCCCTCTGGATGAAGGACGACCCCGCCCAAGTAGTCCAGCATCCCGCCAGCGAGGCCAGGAAGCCCCAGGAGCCCCGAACAGGTGCCACGGGCACCGACGGCCCGAAGATGGCCTCCGACGCCGCTAAACGCTTCCTGAGGACCGTCGCGAAGGCGAAAGGGTACGACCTCCCCGACCTCGGGTCCATGACCGCACGGGACGCCTACGACCTCACCGAGAAACTCAAGGCCCTCCCCGACGCCGGCGACGCCCCCGAGGAGCCGTTCTGATGATTACCGAACACCCGAGTCTCCGCCTCACCCCGCCCCGGTGCATCTGTGGAGTGTCAATGGTCCCGGCCCTATGGAACGTCACCCTCGACCTCACGAACCCCGAGTGGATGGTCGTCTGGCGGTGCCCGATGGAAACCTACGGCGGCCGCCACGGCGCCGACATCGCCGAGGACTCCAAGTAATGCGCCTCTCCCAGAACACCCGCCTCGTGATCGTGGTCGCCTGTTTCGCCGGCCTCATCTGGCTCACCGAGTACGAGGTCACGAACCGGGCCGAGTTCGCCGTCGGTGTCCTCACCGGTCTCGTCGCGACCGTCCTCACCCTCACCGTCGTCTCGATCCTGGACATCTAGGCCATGCTCGAGAAAGACTTCGCAACCCAGACGGAGCACCTCCTGAACCTGTTCGGCTGGCGGTGGTGCCATTTCGAGCCCGCCGTCCGCCAGTCCGGAGGCTGGGCCACCCCACTACGAGGCCAGAAAGGACTCCCCGACTACGTCGCGGTCCGCAACGGTCTCCTCCTGTTCGCCGAAATCAAGGGCGACCGGGGCCGCCTCACCCCCGACCAGGCCGAATGGCTCGACGACCTCCGCCAGGTTGACACGGTCCGCGCCGAACTCTGGTATCCCGAGGATCTCCACGAGATCAAGGACATCCTCCGATGACCGAAATCCGCTCGGAGGACTACTTCGCGATCATCCCCGAATGGCTCCTCCACGCCGACATCTCCGGGAACGCCGTCCGCCTCTACGGCATCCTCAACCGGTACGCGAACAGTCGAGGCGAGGCATGGCCCTCCCGAAAGACGATCGCGGCCGCGATGAAATGCTCCACCGCGACCGTGGACCGTGCCCGCGACGAGCTCGTCGAGGTCGGCGCCCTGACGGTCCGGCAACGTTTCTCAGACGCCGGCGACCCCACCTCGAACCTTTACATCCTCCACACCCGCCCTGTGGATTCTGTGGACGGGTCGTCACAGGTGACGAAGGGTCTACTCACCGATGAGGAGACGGGTCTACTCACCGGTGACGACCTAAAGAGAGCCAGAGTGATACAGAGCCATTCCGGCACATCGTCGCCGGCGATGAGCCCGTCGACGTGGTGCCAGACGTGCCACGGCCGCCGCCTCATCATCGGACAGGCCAAGAAGGCAGACGACGGCTACGTCTACAACGCTCCCCCCACTCCCTGCCCAGAGTGCGTACTGTGAGCACCATGAGGCACAACCCGAAAGAGGTCCGCGAAGGACTCAAGGAGATCCTCGCCCAGGAGACGCCGGCCACAACCCGCCGCGCCGTCCGCGACGCGATCGAGCTCATCGCCACCATGTCCGCCGACCTACGCCGGCAAGGACTCACCGAATACCAGACAGGAGACCTAGATGACTGACCACATCCAGCTCGAGAACCAACGCCTCGAGAACGCCTACACGATCGCCTCCGGCGAACTCGAACAGGCCCGAGACATCATCCGCGCCGCCCAACGCCTCTACGACGAGATCCACCTCGCCGGCACCACGACCGTGACGATCGTCCACCCGGTCGACCCGCACCACAACCGGCAACCCGAAACCCGCACCACGACCCTCGTCGGCCACGGCGCCGGCCTCCCATCCGCCATTGAGAACCTCGGAGACGCCCTCCGGAACTACTACGACGTCAGGACCCGATAACCCATGCCCCACCAGCCCGGACTCTTCGACATCGAGGAGAGCCTCACCACGACCGTCCCAGCCATTAGGCTCGTCCGCACCACCGACCACGACACCGCCCACGAGGCCGCCGACCATGCGTCGAAGCGAGGCCCGTCACAAAGGAGGCGAGTATGGGAAGCCCTCAAGACACTCGGCGACGCCACGGACTACGAGCTCTCGATCGCCGTCGGAATACTCCGCTCCAGCGCCGCCAAGAGACGCCAGGAACTCGTCGACCTCGGCTACGTCGTCGAAACCCCCTGGCGCCGCAAGACCGACACCGGCTCAAACGCCGTCGTCTGGCGGCCCTCATTGCTCTCTGGGGACTACTCGGAATGAGCACCCCCGCCCACGCCGGCACCGACCTCGACCTGTCCCGCCGCAAATACGGCGCCATCATGGCCGACGCCTACTACGACGGCCTCGCCCAATGCGAAACCGGGTCCACCTGGACCCACTCCACCCGCTCCTACACCGGCGGACTCGGCATCTACCGCGGCACCGCGCACCGATGGAGCGGCCGCCGCAACCTCGCCACGCTCACCCCACGTCAACAGGTCCGCATCGCCGACCGGATCGCGTTCTCCGGATGGACCAACGGCGAGGGCGAGTACGTCTGGCCCGTCGGTCCGTTCGGCTGGGGATGCGTCAAGAACTCACCCCGCCTCCTCCGGTACATCTGCCAGTCGAGACACAAGAGAGTCCAGAAGTACCGAGCCCGCGCCTGCCGCCTCGAGGCCCAGCATGGCTAGGAAACCCTGGTACTCGGGACCGTGGAAGCGGGTCCGCCTCACCATCCTCGAGCGCGACCAATACCGGTGCCAGATCGCCGGCCCCGGATGTACACGCACCGCGACCGAAGTCGATCACATCCTCCCCGCCGCTCTCGACCCCACGGGCCACGGCTGGTTCGACCCCGACAACCTCCGCGCCACCTGCCAGCCCTGTAACCTCGCCCGCCTCGTGAAGGCCACCACGACCTCGAGCCGGCAATGGTGACCCC